CCACCGATGGTCGTTAGCTCGACGGTGTCGTCGGTGCGGTTGAGAATCTCGTAATCGGTGCCCGCATCGAGGGGTGCTGGCAAGGTGTCGGTCGTTGAGGCGTTGACGATGGTGCCGTCGGGGTATTCGTTTTCGGCGGCAACGAGCTCATTCGCGTCGCTCGCGTAATCAGTCGTAAAAGTCACGCCGCTTTCATGCTCGCCGTAGCGAGCGACGGGATACCAAAGCCGCCCATCGCAAGCGGCAAATTCGCCCGCCTTTATTTTTGAAGAGCGAATACCCTTGCCGCCTGGAAGAAGCACGGTGCCGCCCGTGTTATTCTCAAAGACGCGCCCGATGTAATCGTCGGCGGGCGTCGGAATCGTCGAGGGCAAGTCTTCGGTCGTCGCGTCGTGCACGGCGGCGAGAAGCCCGCGAGCGCGCCCGAGCTCGGAAGGATTGAGTTCGACAAGTCGAGCGGGCTCGACTTCGAGAGACTTGCGACTCGGAAAGACTTCAAAGAGCGAAGGAAGTTGCCAATGCGCGGCTTGCCCGCTCGCCTCGTCTTCGCCTTTTAGCTTGCCGGTGCCGCTTCGGTTTTCGAGGTCGCTCACTCGGTTTCCCAGGTCGTCGAGAATCGCGCGAAGCCCGACGATTTGCTCGATCGTGTGCGTGTGAGTATCGAAGAAGCTCGTTTGCTCAAGCCCGAGAACGGTGATGAGGTAATCGTTGTAAGCGGGCTCTTTCCCGCTCGCGAAGGTGACTTCGAGAGAGTTGTCGGTGACACGCGAGAAGCCGAAGTCGGCGTCGCCCGCCGCAACTTCGGCGAGAGTGCCGAGCTTCAACGGTTCGCCGCTCGAAGAATTCGGGTAAATGGTGACGTCGATGCGGGGAGTGTCGAGATTGTGGTCGATGACATACGGGCCCGCCGAGCCGTCACCGAAGTCGGCGGTTGCATAGTGAATTTGCCCGTTGCTCACCTGGTCGGCGGTAAAGGGCACGTAAGACTTCGGCAAGGGCGGGCGTTGCCAATCAATCGAGGCAACCGTCGAGAGCTCTTCAAAGTGAAGCTCGCGCTCGATGGTGACGGTGTCGCGAAGAAGGGTGCGCGTGTAAACGATTGAGTCGTCGTTGTCGTCTTCTATGTCGGCTTCAATTTCAATCGGCAAAGTCACCTTTTCGCTCTTTCGCAAGAGCGCGTGAAGCTCGGGCGTGTTTAGGTCAAGAGTAAAGGTGAGGTCGCCTTCGGGCGCGTCGAAGACTTCAATCTCAAGCGGGTCGTGATTAATGCCCGCAAGAGCTCCTTTGAAGGAAATGTGAAAAGTGTTGTCGCTCGGTAACGTGCACTCGAAGAGCTCGTCGTCTTCCTCGGTGAGATTGTCGTTGAGCTCTTTCGCGACGACGGCTTCGTCATCGCTTCGGTCAAGCATTCCGGTTTTGCGAAAGCCTCGGCGAATCTGATAAACGCCGCGAAAGCTCGGCGGAATGAAGAGTTTTTGCGTCTCGGGGTAATCGGTGCCCGTTTCGTCGGTCGAGCCGTCTTCGAGCGTCGTGACGGTCGGCGCGGGCGGCACGACTCGCGCGCTTTGATCGGTCGAGGCGATGGGCGCTTGAATGAGGCGAAGGTCGTGCACAAATTCGCCGTTGAGCTCACTCGCCCGCACGCGGAGAAAAGAGAGCGGAAAAAGTGAGTTGCCGCCCGCTTCGAGCGGCACGGCGGCTCCTTCGCCGTCGAAGGTCACGAGCCACGACTCGCCCTTGAGCTCGACGCTCGCGGCGCCGTAAGTTGTGCCGACGACGGTGAGAGCGTTGAGGGCGCTCTCTATGGTGCTCGCCTTCGCGTTGTGCGGAATCTCGGCGGTGAGGTTTGTGCCGAGCGCGGCGGGATTATCGCCGACGAGAATTTGAAATTTTCCGAGCTCGGGGCGAGCGTCGATTCGCCCGATGCTCGCGCGAAGCTCTTGCACGGTCTTCGATGACTCAACCGTCTCGCCGTTGAGTCGCTCGGCGAATCGAATCGCAAGCGTCACGTCTTCCCCATAGGTGAGCGAGGGAAATCTAAAAACCGAGCCGCCGAGCGTTTCGGTTGCTTTCTTTCGTGAGAGGTCGAGATAAGCGAGCGCTTGCATAGGTGATCGACAAGCTCGTCGTGTCAAAAAGAAGAAGCCCGAGCGGTGAGGCTCGGGCTTCTTAGGGGGTCGCGGCGGCGGTCTTCACTCCATCATGCCGCGACCTTCTCGGGGGCGTCGGCTTTCACCCAAGCGCCCGAATTGATGAATCGAAGCGAGCGCTTTGCGCGGGTGTAAGCGACGTAAATGAGATTCTGCTCTTGCTCTTGTTGCCATGCCTTGCGGGCCCATTTGCTCGGCATGAGTTCGTCGGCGTCGAGAAGGTAAACGGTGCGCCATTCGAGCCCCTTGCTCTTGTGAGCCGAGCAAAGCGTGATGAGGTCTTCATCTTCGCCGTCGCCGAAGAGCGACTCAATCTTGCGCACGAGTGCGGGCACGGTGCGGTTGTTCTCGTCGAGCATTCCGACGAAAGCCCGCACGCATTCGGTGGTGTCGTTGATGCTCTCAATTTTTGCTTCGTTTTCTTTCGCGCGAGCCCTCTCGACTTCGCGGGCTCGCCATTCTTCGAGCTTCTCAAGAAGGCGGTCGATGCCCTTCGCCTTGAGCCTCTCGATGAGCTTGACGAGCCCCTCGCCGATATCACGCCCGAGCACCTTACAACCGACGTTGCGGGTAAGAAGCCCGTAAGCCATCGAGACGAGCGGCGCGACGTTGCGGCAAATCACGGCATCGCCTGGGGTGAAGTCGTGCTCGGTATAGCCCGCGAGCTCGATGACTTCGCCGTCGGAGGCGCCCTCGAAAGCCTCGATGTGTGGCACGACTTCTTGCGCCTTTTTCACGACGGCTTTCGGGCAACGGTAAGAGACGGTGAGCGGCATTTTCACGCAACCGAATTCTCGGGCGATGATTTCCATTGCATCGGAATCGGCGCCGCGAAAGCCATAGATTGCTTGCGCGGAATCGCCGACGGCGATGAGGCGCCCGTCGCTCTTGAGCATTCTCTTCAAGAGCGCGCGTTGCACGGCATTCGTGTCTTGCGACTCATCGACGAGCACGAAGTCATTGCGAAAGAAGTTGCACTTGCACAAGAGCGGCATGAAGAGCATATCGTCGTAATCAATCACGCGGTCGGCGTATTTGATGCTCATGTGAAGGGCGGCGCGGGCAATCTCGACGCCCCTTTTGATGGTCGCGTCTTCGGAATCGAGTTGAAGGTCGAAGTGATCGACGAGCTTGAGCCATTCGGCGGGCTTGTCTTCGACGAGGAAGCCGACGCCCGCATTCTTCGCAAAACCGACGAGCTTGAGCACGAAGCCGATGTAAAGCTCGATTTCGATGTCGGTGAGCTTGAGCCCCTTCTTCACGATGCGGCGCATCTTGTCGCCGTCGATGAATTCCGTGAGGTCTTTCGAGCCGCCGCAATAGCGAAGCCATGCGCCGAGGCAAATCGCGTGAAAGGTCTTCGTGATGCAACGCCAAGGCAACCGCTCGCCGAGCTCGTTTGCGATGTCCTTGTTGAAGGCTAGGAATAGAATGCTCGCACTCGGCGGCATGAGCTCGACGCCTTGCACGATGGTCGTCGTCTTGCCGCTTCCCGCGACGGCTTCGATGATGAGGCTTTCCCGCGTGTTTTCGATCTTGTCGAAGATTGCGGCTTGATAGGGTGATGGAGTGAAGTTTGCCATGCGCACAATAATGCGCATAAAAGTGCGCACTTCAAGAAAAAAGCGCATAAAAGTGCGCACTCAATCTTCGCTCGGGCGAAGGCGCTCGGGCGGGGTCGCGGGCACGTTGAAGAAAGCGGGGTCGAATTCGACGACGGTGAAGGGGAAGGACGGCTCAAGCTCGACGCTTTCTTCTTCTTCGAGTGCGCGCTCGCGCCGCTCACGCTCTCGGCGCTTCGTCTTGCTCAAAGCCTCATCGTTGCCGTATCGGCTCGCGATGTTATTTGCTACGTCTTCGAGGGTGCTCATGTAGTCCAGAAACGCCCCTTTAGAGAGCGCGCGTTGAGAAATTCACTCGCGGCGTCGCGGGCGTCGTTGTTCGTTGCGAGAATCGTGTTTGCAAGCGCGGTGCCGATTCCGCCCGCGAGCGGAATGTCGAAGGTAAGGTTGTCATTCGGCACCGTGACGGGAAGCCGATTGAGAGCATGGTTGAGATTCCAGAAAAGCCTATGCTTCACGAAGGGTTGCCATTCATTCGAGACTTCGGCGCCCGCCGGCTCGCCTGGGGGGCTCATGAAGTAGATAGTTGCGACGTGCAAACGGTCGAAGGGTGATGAATCGACGGCGCCGAGAAGGCGGGCGAGCACGCCCTCGTCGCTCTCACCCTGGGGCTCATGCTTCACGGTGAAACCGACGTGAGCGCGGTCGCGATGGTTAGGCGTGTTCGCATAGGTCACGTCGAATTGCGCAATCGTTCCATCGGCGCCCGTGCCGGTGCGCCATTCCGCCGCGACGGCGGGGCGGTCTTGATTGAGCACGACGTCAACGGCTCGAAGAAGTCGCCTAGCGTTGAGGCTCTCTTGATTCAAGAAGTCGGCGCTCGTATTGATGCCCTTGAACGTGTCGAAGGTTTGCTCGGGCGGGTCGCCGACGCCGAGAGCGGCGAAGAAATCGGGCACTGGCTCATAAGAGACGCGAGAGTCGAAGCCCTCGCCAGTCGTGCCGAGAGCGGGCCCGTCGGGCCCGATTGAGCGCAACGCCGTCATCGGAATCGGCACGTCGGGCTCTTCGGTGAGGCGAGAATCGACGCGCTCGCCGTCTTCGATGTCACCCAGGCGCGCGAGAGTTTCCTCGGGTGCAATCTCGCTCGGCACCCGCACCGTCGCGTCGAGCCCGTTGACAAAGCCGGGGTTGATTCGCGCCTCCCATTGCTCGCGGTCGGTATTCCATCGCACCGAGAATTGCCACGGGTGAAGCCACCCGCCGCGACGGTCGCCCTTCACGATGAGAGGGCGGCTTCGGGCGTAGGTTTCGACGGCTCGATTCCATGCCTCGGCGGTGAGCTCGAAGACTTCCTTGCGCGCCCTCTCGGCTCGTTGAATGAGCCGCTTTATTGTCACGCTTTCCCCTATCATGCCGACCAAAAAAGATGACGTGACGGCTTGCCCAATGAAGCCGAGCCCCGCACAAAGCGATGATTGAGGTTATGGTGAACGATTTGAAACGAGCGCCGCACGGTGCCGTCATCCTTCCATGCAATCGAGGCGAGAGGGTAGAGCGTCGAGTTGTCGTCATTGATGACGGCGCCGCCTTGAGTAAAGAGCGGGTGCACTTCTTCAACGTGCACAATTTGCGCCGCTTGAGGGTCGGCGGCATCGAATTCAACGGGCTCTTCGGTAAAAGTGAGCTTGAGCGCGATGAAAGAGCGAGAGCCGCCGAGATGCTCGACTTCGAGCTTCGGCTCTTCGACGAAGGCGCCGTCGGCGTCGGTGCCGTCGAGCCTGATGTCACCGATTGCGGGCACGACGCCGTTGACGGTGCCTTCGCGCACGGTTGCCTCGGTGCCGGTGACGCGCACCTTAAAAGGGCTTGTCCAAGGGTTGAAATTGTCGTCGGCGAAAATGTGAATGCCGCCGCTCGGCAAGTATTGAACACGCACGCCCGCGCCGCGCACGATTTTACTCGTGCGGTCGATGAAGCGCAAGAGCGCGAGCCATCGGGGAAGAATCCAGTCGCCGCGCCGCGCGCGAATTTCACGCGGAATTGCCATTACTTAGGATTCAATGAGCCCGTGCACGCCCTCGGGCCATTTGCCGCCTGGGGGGCTCAAGATGAGCTCTTCGGATACTTGATAAGAGTTGCCGCGCTTGCTTAGTTTCGGCGGTAAGCGAAGCCAGTTGCGCCCGCTCGGCGTCGGGAAGCCATCGGGCAAGCTCTCTTCGATTCCGCCCAGGTCGTCGAGAATGTCATTCGGCAAGTCGCGCAAAGTGTAAGTGCGGCGAAAGACGCTCTTGAGCGAGAGGTAAGTCGATATGCCGAAGAGCGGGTTTTTCTTTTCGCTCGTGCCGGTGTTTGCTTGAAGTGCCGAGTTGCTCGGCTTATAAGTTTCGGTCCATTGCACGCGCCCCTTGTCGTCGAGGGTGCCGCCGTATTTGTTCTTGAGGGTGATGAAGGCGGGGTGCGACTCGATGGGCTCTTCGGCGAAGCTCGGGTCGAATTCGATGCTTTCATCGCCCTCGTCTTTTCCGTCTTCGAGCCCCTCGTAATTCACCGTAACTTCAAAGCCGCTCATTCCTTCGACGTCCGACCATTCACGCCCGACTTCGACAAGCCCAAAAGGGGGCTCGATGCCTACGGTGAGCACTTCGGCTTCATCGGGCACGTAAAAGGGCACGGTGATACTCAAGAGCCCCGTGTCATCGCGCGAGCCTTTCGTGCCCGCCATTCGGAAAGATTGCGTCGCCATCGCGAAAGCGACGGTGTCAATCAACCGAATTTTCCACCCATATTCGATACGGGCGTCGGCTTCGGTCTAGGGTTGCCGCCATTGTTCGCGGTATTCTTCGCGATTTCCTCGGCGGCTTTCGCCGTGCGCTCGGTGTTGGCGCTCGTCTTCGATGCCTCGGCGGCGATGACGGCATTCGCGCTTCTTCCCGCAATAGTGTTGATCGCGCCCGCGAGTCGAGAGTTGAGCTTCGGCAAGCCCGAGTCAGTCGTGCCGCTACCTTCCTCATCTTCGGCGGCGCCCGTCTCGGCTTTCTTCTTTTCTCGGTCGCTCTTGATGGCGGCGGCGGTGTTTGCGACTTGCGCCGCGATGTCCGCCATCACGGCTTCGTCGCCGCTTGTGTCGATGATGTCGGTTGCATTCGCGAGCCCGCGTTGAAAGCCTTGAGCGACGGCTCGCCCCGTCTCGCGCATTCTCTCGCCGACCTTATCGAGTGCGGGTTCGAGATTTTTGCCCGCATTCGCAAAATCATCTTCACTTTCATCGACAAGCCCTTCGCCGACTTCGTTGAGCGCGTCGCCAGAGTCACCGATAAGCTCGTCGCCGAGCGGGCCCATTGCGTCGCGAAGCATGTTGACGAGCTTGCCCGCGCCTTGCAAGAGAAGCCCGACGAAAACCTTCGATATGCCGACGAATGCGTTGAGCATTCCTTTCCAGAAATCGGCGGTTGCAAGAATGCCGACGAAAGCAATGATATTCTTGAAGCCTTCAACAAAATAAGTAATGACAGCGGAAATCACGGCTTGAAAGCCCGACCAGAAAAAATTGATTGCCTTCGAGATACCCAGGCGAATAGCAACGCCGAAGAGCTTCGCGACTTCGGCGAGGCTCATCGAGCGAAAAGTCTTGAAGATGGCGATTGCAATGTCGAGGGCGCCCGAGAGTGCGGCGCCGAAGCGCTCACCGATGCCGGTGAGGTCGAGCTTGTTGAGTGCCTCAATTGCGGGCATGATTTGCTCGATGATCTTCGCGCCGACGCCAACAAAGAAGCCTTGCACCTTCGTTTTGACTTGATTGAGCACGTCGCTCGCGCGGTCGAATTTCTCGGCGTGCTCGTCGAGAAGGTCGGCTTGCCCGCCGATGAGGTTGCGCGCATTTTTCATCGCGTCTTTATCCTTCAAGAGCACGTTGAGCTTGCCGCCCGAGCGCCCGAAAATATCCATCGCGACGGCGGTGCGCTTTGATTCGCTCTCGATTCCGCCGAGTGCGTCGATGATAGTGTGAAAGGCGTCAACGGGGTCGCTCGTCATGAGCGCCTCGGGGTCGAGCCCGAGCTCACCGAAGGCGCGCTTCGCGGTGCTCAAGCCATTCGCCGCATCGTTGAAGCTCTTTTGCATTTTGTTGACGGTCTTCGCCGTCTCGTCGGCTTGCATTCCGTTGTTCTCGAATGCCGCCGCGAGCACGCGCGCCCGTCCCGCCGTCGTTCCCATTTGCGCGGCGAGGTCTGAAAACCGCCCGCCCATATCGAGGGCGTTCTTGAGCCCCGCCGCCATCGCACCCGCGACGGCGGTGCCGATGCCAGCGACTACGGCGGCGGCTTTGAGTGCCGCCTTGCCGACGGCAACGAGCCCGCCCGCGACCTTCTTGAGAGCCGAGCCCCAACCGCTCGCGCCGTCCTTCCCTTTCTTCGAGAATTTCGTCGCGGCGTTTTGCGACTTCTTGATTCCTTCCAAGAAGCCCTTGATTTCGAGCATGAGCTCGGCATTGATTTCGCTCGCCATCGAGAAGCGCGCGATGTCAAAGCACGAAGAAGCCCGAGCGGTGAGGCTCGGGCTTCTCGGGGTGAGCCTGGGTGAATAATCAGGCGGTGCAATCGAAGCCCTCGACGCCGTAGTCGAAGCCGTGCTTGTCGCACGCCTCTTCCCAGGCGCCGCGCTCGATGAGCTCTTCCTTCATGTCGTCGAAGTCATCGACGAGCCTTTGCACCGTGAGGCTTTCGCCTGGGGCTTTACCTTCAAGGCGGTACGCGGCGCGGTTGATGGCGGTTGACTTTTTTCCGATGCGAGTGATGAGCGATTGAGTTGATGCTTTCTTCATGGTGAGAGTAGATTATCACAAGCCCCTTGTGATGCAACTCTTTTTTTCATCTTTTTTTCACCCGACGGCGGCGCCCGCCTTTTGCCCCGACTTGAAGCCCGCACGGCGAGCGTCTTGCGCGATCTTGCTCGCGATTCGCTTGCGCATGTTGCCCGCTTGCACTTGCACGGCGTGCTTCACTTGGCGCTCAAGCATTCGGATTTTGTTCGCGTAGGGTGAACGGTTGCTCGCCTTCATGTGGAACTTCGAGCCCGAAGCCGTCACCTTCACGGCGCTCGGCGTCGAGTGCGCCGTCACCCAAGCGGGAACTGGCACGCCGAATCGAGCCGCCGCCGCACTCCATCCTGCCATGAGGCGCCCCGCTTTCTTCTTTTGCGCGCGAATGTATTCGTTGAGCATCGTCTTCGGCACGCGCACCTTTCGGCTCGCCTCGTGCGTGACTTGCCCTTGTTTTCGAGCTTGTCGGTGCGTCGTCTTGATGGTGCCCATATCGCTCGCTTCGGCTTGCTTCACGGGCACTCCTTGCAAGACTTTGTTGATGTCGGCGGCAATCTTGAGCCGCCCGTATTTTCCCGCCGCGCCGAGCGACTCTTTCGTGCTTCGGCCTGGGGGTGTGATGCGAATGACGTTGCGAATGACGCCCTTCGCTTGCTCTTCGATGACGGCTTTCGAGCTTCGCTTCGATTGCGAGATCATCGTTTCGAGAGCCTTGTTGAAGCCCCCGACGTCGATGTTGAGCGTGTTGCTTCGTTGCGTCGCCATTCTACCTAGGCGCCGAAGTCAATTTCGGCGACCTTTTCCCCGAAGGTAGCGCCGCCAAGCTCGCCCGCCGCCGACTCTCACGGCGGCGTGCGCGATGCGAGCACGAAGCTCGGGGATGCCCTCGCGCCTCATGAGGTAGAGAAAGGCGTCGTCGGATTCCTTGCGGGTGAGCGGCTTCTCTCGACCGTCGAGGCGCCCGTTGCGCTCATAGAGGAAGTCGTGAGCTAGGGGCGCCGCGAGCGAGAGCTCGAAGGGTGCAATTATCGACCATGCTACGCGCGGCACGCTCGCGATGTCGAATCGAAAACCGAGCGGCACGAGAATCTCGACGAGCTCACCTTCGACGGGCACCCGCACGAGATAGTCGGCTTGCGTAATCCAAAGCCGAGCACTCGGCAATCGTGTCACCCATATCGTCGGAAGGGTGCCGTTTTGATGTCGCTCAAGCGCAAGGGGCTCTTTTCTCATCCTTATCTAAAAGAGCTCGTCAAATTCGTCGCTCTCTTCGGTGTCTTCGGTAACGGCTTTTTCGATGGCTCGATTTGCGGCTTCGAGCTTCTCTTCGTTGCCGATGAGGTCAACGGGCACCGTCCACTCGCCCGCGTATCGAAGGGCGGCGTGATAGTATTGAAGAGCTCGGGTGAGGGGTAATTCCCAAAGCACCCATTGCTCGAAGTCTCGGTCAACGCGCCCTTTCCCGAGTGCAAACACGAAGCTCGCCTCGAAAGAGGGCTCGATCAGTTTTTTGGCGCGTCGGGGTCGTCTTTCGAGTCGGGCTTCTCTTCGATTTCGACGGCGGCATCGCTCGCGAGCTTCGAGAGCTCGTTGACGCGCCGCATAATCGCGGGCAATGCGTGCACGGGTATCTCGAATTGAAAGGCGTCGATTGAGAGCTCGGCGGTGCCTTCCCGCACCGCTTGAAGCACGCTTTCGACGGGTTGCGATTGAAGCCAGAAAAAAGCGGCAAGTTGCCGCATGACTTCATCTTCTTCGAGCTCGTCGGCGGCACCGTCTTGCGTAAAGAGGGTAAGCCCAAGCCGACGGCATAAGGTGAAAGAGCCGAAGGTGAAAGGGCGAAGCTCGTGCCCCGCGAGCTTCGCGGTGCCTTCACCGTGAAAGCCTTTCGTGAGTGCGGCTTCGCGAGCCTTCTTTGCGTTGTCTTTTTCGCTCATGGGGTGATAGGGGTGTTGCGTGTTTTTGTGCGCACTCGCCGGCTCAAAGCTCGCCGAGAATCTCTTGACGCTTCGCGGCTGGGGTGTCGGCGGGGATTAGCGCGACGCGGCGCCCCTTCTTCACGCGAGCCATCGGCTTCATGGTGCGCAACTTGTCGCGCAATCGGTTCATTTGATCGCGATACGCGCGAAGAAAAGCGATGGGATGGTCGGGGTTTTCCTCGCACCATTCGCTCGACTCGAAGCGGCGGCGGAATTCGGCGAATTCAATTTCTTCTTCGTCGAAGTCAGGCGAGAAACGCATGAGTCGGTCGCCATTCATGCTCCAGGTGACTTGACGCTTGCCTTCTTCGTCGATTGAGTCGTGAAGAGCCTTCGAGCTTGCGAAGTCGGCGCCCGCCGCGAGTGCGGCGCCGATGAGAGTTGTGTTTGTGCTTCGGCGCGGGTCGATGTCGTCGCGCACGAGAGAAAGAGTGCCTCGGTTCATTGTCTGTTGTGATCGGTGTTGTTGTGATGTTATCGGCTCTTGTCAGGCGTGCCGCTTTGCCTTCGGGTTGATGTCGAAAAAAACGCGAGCGTCACCCGTGAGGGCGAGAGGCTCGCGCCGTGTTGAATTATTAGCTCTACGCGCTCGGGTAATAAGTGCCCGAGCATTCCCAGGCGTTAAAGTCGGTGTTGCTCTCGGATTGCTTGACGCTGGTGATGATGAGCGTGCCCGAGCCGTCGTTGATGCCGGTGAGGTCAACGGCGCCGCTTGCGCCGCCATCGGTGCCGATAGCGATGCCGCTCGGCAAGTCGCCGCGCCCCTTGAGGGAAAATTCGATGATCGGGTTGAAGGCTTCGGCGTCGCCGAAGCTCGAATCGGAATCCATGATGACGGCTTCTTCGAGCTTCTTCGAGTAATCTACGGTTTCGAGAAGTGTGAGAGAAGAGGCTTGAATTCCGACGTCGTTGAGGTTTGCGGGCATGTTGAAACGGGGTTGAATTAATGCGTAAAAAAATGTGCCTTACGCAAGCGACTTGAAGACGCGCCCGACGATCTCGAAGTCGGGGAAGTCGTCTTGCGACTCGGTGCCCTTCGCCTCAATAATTTTGACGGTATCTTCGGTGAAGCCGCCCGCCGTGACGGCGGAGATTTCGGGGTCGCCTTTTCCTTTGATGGTTTCGGTGACAGTAATGAGCTTCTTCGGCTTTGCGATGACGACGTCGCCGTTTTCGTCGCGCACTTCGGCGACTTCGAGCGACTCATCGACGCTCGCTTCGTTGATATAGCCGCCCGTCGGGGCGGTGAGGTTCGTGATGTTGGAGACGGCGAAAGTCGCGGGCATGAATCGAGAGGGGTTGCGTTCACCACTTCCCGCGATGTCAACTCAAGCGTCGATGTCTTCGGTTGCAATGCCCGCAAGGAAGTCGAGCGTTGTTACCCATCGCCCGCCCTCGATGGTCGCCTCGCCGCCGCTCCGCAAGAAGCCGCCATGAAAGAAGAGGCTCGTCGATGCTTCAAGCGAGGTCTTGAGGGTTGTTTCGTCGTGATCTTCGAGAAGCGCACGAATCGAGTTGACGGTTGCGCGGTGATCGGCAAGCGACGCCTGGGGCGTGTTCTCGTCGTGCGGGGGTGTCGAGACGATGAAGTTGATGGTTGCGCGATAGAGCGGGCCCGTGACGCGCTCGGCGTTGCTCGTGAATACGGTGACGGTTTGCTCGTCGGTAGGTTGCTCGTCGCCCGTGAAGCCCGTGAATAGAGGCACCGCGACGCCCTCATCTTCGAGCCAAGTCTTTAATCCTTCTTCAAGTTCGGAATTCATCTTGTCTTATGCGTTCGTTGCGATGTCGAGGCGCACCCAGGCGCTCGATGCTTTGTTGAGTGATCGTGTGACGACGTAGCGCTTCCCCTCGAAGGTCACGACGTCGCCTTCTTCGGGAAATGAGCCCGCACCGAAGTCGGCGCGAAGAATCTTGACGACGAAGTCGCCCGTCGGCATGAGCCCGCCTTGGTCGAGGTCAACCGAGACGTCAGGGTCGCCGACGAGTGCCGAGAATTCGGAGCCGTTCCACGTCACGCGGTCGCCGATCTCTTCGACAATTTGCTTGCCGTCTTCGGCGAGCATCTCTTGAATGATGTTTCCCATTGCTCAAGGGCACCGAGTCAACGTGCGGGCACGAAAAAGCGGCGCCGAGCCGAAGCCCGACGCCGCCCGCACAACACGAGGGGGGATGCTTTACTTGAGAAGCGCGTCGGCACCGTCTTCGGTGTTGCCGCTCTTTTTCTTCGATGTTGCCTTCTTCGAGGGCGCCTTCTTGCCCTGGGGCTCGTCCGATTCAACCGATGCGCCGCTCTTCTTGACGAGCTTGTCGAGCTTTTCGCGAGCGGCTTCTTCCTCGGCTTCAGCCTTGATAGCGGCTTCACCTAGAGCTTCTTTTGCCGCCTTCGCCTTTGCCGCTTTCGACTTGATGACTTCTTCTTGCTTCTTCGCTTGTGATGCGGCAATAGACTTGCGAGTCTCGACGTCAATCTTCGGGCGGGCGCGAGATTTGAAGCCCGCAAGCGTGCTCATACCGACGAAGTCGAAGTCGGTGTTATCCATGTTGGCGAGGTAAATTTCGCGAGCTTTGCGTCGGTCGGTGCCGATGTGAATGACTTTGAAATCGGCTTCATGTTTCGATTCGCCATTGATGGCGACAACGATGTGAGTCTTAATATTCTGCATGATGATGAGGGGTTGTGTTGCGGTGTTTTTCTAAGCAAAAAAAAGGGCGGCGGCTTATTCAACCACCGCCCTTTTTGAGAGGGTTGACGATACCCTTATGGGGTGTCGATGATGCGCACGCCAGCGGCAACTTGTCCCACGGCTACGCCGTAGAGAATTTGCCACTCGACGACTTGCTCTTCGTCTTCGGTATCATAGTAACGCCGGATTTGAAAAGGCAAGCCCGTCACGCTATCCACGGCAGAGCGCACTTGCCCATACCATGTTCCAGGCTCGGGCTCGGCGATTTCACGGGCGGCGATTGCGAACGCCTGGGGGTGAGCGACAATTCCGATCATATTTTCGGAATTAGTCGGGATATTTCCCGTATATTCAAAGGTGTCGATGCCGCTAACACGAGCAACGCGACCTTCGCGGACGGCGCTATTGTCGCCGAAGCTAGATGCGTTCTGAATCGCGCCGTCGGTTGTCAGAGACTCGATGAGGGCGGGAGACAAGAGCGCCGAGCGGTTTGCATGAGGCACTTTGTTGTCGCTCAACTTGCGGGCAATATTCGCCATAGTGTCAGCGGTGAAAGCGGTGACATCTACGTCGGTTTGATCTGTGTCGAAGCCGTTTGCTGTAGTCGCTAGTCCGAGCACGTCGCTCATGACTTGCTCGTTGAGAGCTTCAAACGCGGGTGCGATGAATTCATCTTCGAGTTGCAAGTCGGAGTAAGAGCGCTCAAGGTCATTTGCGCCAATCTTGACGGCGGCGACCTTGTCGAGTGTTACGGTGACAGCGGAGAGATTTGCGTCTTGCTTGGCGATCTTGCCAGGGGTGCTCTTGTCTTGAGCGGTGAGAGAGCCAGCGAGGCGAGTGCGCACCGTGTTACCTTTTTCTCTAACTCCTTCGGCGAGGTTTGTTGAGAAACGTGAGAAAGCGATGCCATTGCTCGAAAGGTATTGAAGCGAGCGCTCGGCGAGCTTGTGAATATAATGGGCGGAATTATCTTGTGCCATTGTTTTTGGGGTTTGAGATTATAAAATTGAAGAAATTGTGATCTTGTGAGGTTTAGGTTGTTAGCGTCTCGGGGCGCGATTATCCGCGCCCTTCGATATGCTTCTTGTAAAATTCGCTTGCCTTTGCGTCGCCGCTCGCGCCGCGAATCTTCTCATATTCAGCCCATAGCTCAGATGAGCTCATGGAAGAAAAGCGAGATTCTTCGGTTGCGGTTGCGTCGCCTTCGGTCGTGACGTCGGCGGCGTCGGTCGAGGCTTCGGCGGCAAATCGAGCCGCCTTCTTTGCGGCGGCTTCATCGACTTTCGCGTCGAAGTCTTCGAGCTTACCTTCGAGCACTTCGATTCGGTTGAGCGCATTCGCTAGAGCGACGTCGGGGGTGACGTCTTCGCTCTCGGTGAGCTCGACTTCGTCTTCGGTGTCGGCGGCTTCGCTCTCGGTCGCGATGTCTTCGGCGGTTGAGTCGTCGCTCGTGTCGGCGGAATCGGTCGCGCCCTCGGGTGCGCCCTCGCCTTCGCTTGCGGTGTCCTCGACTTCGCCTTCGACTTCGGCGCCCGTGTCGAGCTCGTCGTCGTGTTCGGTGTTGTCGGTTTCGTTTTTCATGGTTTCGGAATCGGCGAGGTCGCCTTGATCTTCACCCGTGCTCACCGTGTCAACTTGAGCGGCGGTGCCTAGGGAATCCGCACCGTGCTTCTTGATGATGCCCGCAATAAATTCGTCGTAATTCGCGACGGTGCGGTCGAGGTAGCCTTTCGCTTTCGCGTCGTCGGCGTAGTAAACGAGCGCTTCAAGGTCTTCGTCGTCGATGTCGGGGCGATACTCTTTGACGTGCTCGCGGAATTTCGCGCCGAGCCTCTCGACTTCGGCTTTGATTTCTTCGCGTTGCTCTTCGGTGAGAGAGGTTGCGAATGCGCCCGCCGCTTTGTGCTTGCCGCTCGTGAATAGCTCGACCTTGATGCCCGCTTGCCGACGGGCTTCGCTCAAGTCAACGTGAGGGCGAATGACGCCGACGCTTCCCCATCGAGAAGACTCGGTGCCGACGAGCTCGGTTGCTGGCGCCGCGATCCAATAGCCCGCCGATGCGACGAGCCCATTCGAGAAGACGTAAGCGGGCTTGCCGCTCTTGACGAAGTCGGCGACGGCATTGCCGACTTCGGGCGTGCCGGTGACGGTGCCGCCTGGGGTGTTCATGTTAAGCACGAGAGCCCGCACGTCGGGGTTGCTTTTCGCCGAGCGAATGAGCTTCTCGATTCGCACTAGGTCGGCGGCACCCATGAAAAAGCGCGCGAGAAGCGAGGGGTTTTGCATGAGCGGGCCCGAGATGTCGAGCTTCGCAATACCGTTGAGCTCATCGACTTCGAGCTTCTCGTTGAATTCTTCGAGACTCACTTCGGCGAGCGCGGGCGAATCTTCGCATCGGTCGAAGTCGTAACCAGCGAGAATCTCGAAGGCGTCACGAGTGATTGCCCAGGGGCGTTTGAAAAATTCGAGCTTGTCTTTCATCGACAAGCTCACCGTGTCAAAGTGCCACGCTTGCGAGAAAAGCCCGCACTTCTTCGAGGTTGTGTTCCCCTCGCTCGGGAAGGTCGTTGAGCGACTCGGGCAATTTCCCCTCATAGATGGCGCGCTCGGTCCATACGGCGGCGGCAAAATTCCACCCTACGGCGCCGAGATGATCTTCTTCGGTCTTGCCGAGAGCCCAGGCGGCAAGGTGCCGCCGCATTGCGTCGTGATAGCGCGAGAGCGGGATGCCCTTGCGCCAGTTTTCGGGCCCATATTTGCGAGCGCCGTCCTCGAAACGCCGAGCGATGCGACGCTCGGCTTCGGGCGGAATCATGGCGAAGAAGCCCTTGCCCTCGCTCGCGTCGCGCACCGCGCCCGTCTCGAAGTGAGAGCGGGCACCCGAGTCGGGAAGCACGGCGTCGCCGACGCAGGGCTCGCTTTCTTCGTGCTTGTGCCCGCAATGGGTGCAAGGCGCCTTCGCTTCGAGGCACGGGTTGAGCCCGTGATTCTCGCCGCAATCGGTGCAAAAAGCTGATTGAGGAAAGCACTCGACGCAATCGTCGCACCCGCACCCGCACGACTTCGGCGGCTCGGCGGCTTCGGCTATAGCGCGACGATTCTCTCGTTGCCAGCATTCAACGCAATCGGGGCGAAGGCAATCGCACCCTTCTTTTTCGGGGGTGTTCTCGGGCATGTTGTGCGTGCGGTGTTGTGCGTAAAAAATTACCTTGGCTCTTTCGCGCTCGGCGGCGTCATTGCCGAAGCCGCCTTCGCCGCGAAGGCGAAGAGTTGTGCGGGGTCAATTCCGTTGCGCTCGGCGATAGCTTCGAGCGCCTTTAAGTCTTGCGCTTTTTGCTCCATCGCCTCTTCAAAACTGCGCCCTTGCTCGGCGAAGGCTTCGCTCGGCGTCACGACGCCCATTTCGAGGTTGCGGCGAAGGCTCTCGTCGTTGCGCCCCGCGTCAACGGTGACTTGTTTCGGGAAGCCCCCCGCGATTCGGTGCCACCCTTTCACGGGTGCGAGCTCACCGTTGTCGATTGCGGTGCCGATGACAAAAAACCAGTCGGGGCGAAGGTAGCGCTCAAGAAGCACTTGCGAGCGGCGCATTGATATGCGTTGCACTCGCGCCGTGATGAGGCGCGCGGCGGCGCCGTTGAGCTTCGAGGGGTTGATGAAGAATTCGTAAGGCAACGTGCCTAGCGCGCTCTCTCGGTCGAGAATGTCGATGAAGCCGTTGAAGGTCGGCGTCGGGCGATTCGGCACCCATGACTCGACCTTCTCCCCAGGCTCGGTGATGAAGGCTTTGCCGCCGAGAATCTTTTGCATCGCCTTCGGGTCGGTCGTGCTTTCGCGCGTTGCACCGTCGCCGCCGAGAAGCTCGTTGAGCTCGTCGTCATCGACGTCGTCACCAGCGAGCCGTTGAATGATGCGGGTGACTTCGAGGTTGTCTTTCACGCCCTTCTTCTCGATGGCTAAAAGCTCTTCAACGTCGAGCCGGTGATTGATTGCGTGAGCGAGCGGCGAAGGGTGTCGCAATGCCGTTGCGCTCTCGGGGTCGAATACGTGCATAATTCCGCGCATGGGTATCAATCGGCTTTTTCCGTTGTCTTGCATGACATTCACGCCAGTCGGTCGCCCTCTTGCATTTACTTTGATGCCGTCGATGGTGTTATGCGTGCCGAAGTCGCCGACTCGGTGCGCCTCGATGAGTTGAAGGCGGGGCAAGTCATTCGCTCGGTCGATGGTTTTGAGCACGAAGATTTCGCCGTCGGTGTCGATGGCTTTCGAGATGAGCGTTTGCACTTGCTCACCCGTGAAGCGCCCCGTGACGTCGGCGATGCGTCGGCGGTCGGCATAAAGCTCTTCGGCTTCCTTTCTCCATTCGTGATCTTCGACGAGGCTTTGCGGTTTCACGGGTGCCGAATATAAAGCGAGCGTGTTGATATACTCGCGCACGAAGCCCGAGTTTTTGCGCAAGTAACGCATTTTCATCATGAGCTCATCGCGTGCCCATCCAGAAAACTCATGATGAAAGTCGCTCGGTGCGGCGCCGTTGATGCGCCCGCGATTCGGCGATGTGTTGGCGCCCTCCCATGCCGAGCCGCCACCCCATAGGAGAGAGCCCGCAATCTTGAGTCGAGAGAGAAGTGAAGGTTTGCTCATGCTTTATCGGGGAATGTGCCCATCGACTCGGCTCGTCATTGTGCGGTGCCGCTTGCCGTAGGTGTCGGGGTCAAATTTCTTGAGCGCCCGTTGACAACCGAGCACTTCGAGGCGCAACTCATCGCGCCGAATGCGAGTCACCGAATCGCCGTTGCTCGCATATTGAGCGATGCACTTCTTGAGCTCGGGCTTGAAGACTCGAAGCATCTCTTCGACTTCTTCTTGAGTGAAGCCGGTGTAATAGTCGGGCACTTGCATTCGCCGAAGTCGGCGATGTCAACGCGCACGAAAAAAGCCGCGCCCTTTCGAGCGCGGCTTCTTCGAGACTGGGTGAGACTGGGGCTCACAAGAGCGGCGACCATTGCGCCGCCATCGCGTCACCAATTCCTTGATACGTGCGAGAGCGCTCGGTTGCCCTTTGATCGCTCGGCGGCATTTTCCAGACGCGAGGCTCGCGACCTTCGACGATATTCGTTGGCTTGAGCTCGGGGAGATTGTGAAGCCAAAGGCAAGTTGCCTTGACTTCGCCGTGCCCGAATTGCCACGGTTGCACGACTTGGCGCTTGCCGGTCATGCCGCCCATCTTCGGCAAGACGCCGACGGGATTTTCGAGATACGCGAATCGCGACTTGCTCTTCGCGAGGTTCCAGAGGTCAACCGTCCATTTCACCGCCGCAATGCGCTTGTGATGAAGCGGCTTGCCTTCGGCGTAGTGGCGATTACCCGAGACGGCGAGCGCGGTGCATTCGGGGTGCAAGCCGATGAAATCCCATTGCTCGCGAGAATTGATTGCGTCAATCACGTCGGCTTGAATATGACGCCCGCCGCGCTCGCACGGCTTCAAGTCGCAAGAGAGTGCGGTGACGCCGTGCTCGGCGAATGCGTCGCTAACGACGCCCGAGCACTCGCACCCTATCAAGGCAAATTTTTCGGTTTCCATGCGTATTATAATCCGCACTTAAATGAACGATGCAACTGCTATTCTTCGCCCTCATCGGGGTCGGCTTCGGCGCCCGTGCCGACGTTCGCTTCACTTCCGAGAATGCGAAGAATCGTTGCCGCGACGACTTGCATCGCCTCGCAATCGAGCAAGTGATTCGGGCGCTTGCCGATTTGCACCCATCGCGGTTTTCCCGTCTTCCCGTCCTTGATGCGTTGCTCGGCGTCAAGTTGCCGAAGGTATGCTTTTTCGACGCCGTCGAAGACTTCCCAGGTTGAGCCCTCGGCGGGGTCTTGATTCGAGCGAAGGCGCGCAAGCGTGTCTTTGATGTGAAGGTTGCTCCAATAGTGCACGCGGGCGATGACGCCCTTCTTGCCGAGCGCAACTTTCTTCATCGTCGAGTAATAGCGCTCGACATTCATGCGGCGCTTGTGCCCGCTCTTATCGCGCTTAGTGACGCGATGGTTGAACGTGTAACGCGGCGAGCCTTGAAGGGCGGTGAAGCCTCGCTTCGCGCATTCGAGGTTCACGTTGCTCGTGTCAAAGCCGTTGTCGATGAAGGTGAGTGCGGGCTTCACGCCCCACTTCGCGCGAAGCTCTTCGATGTCTTCCCAAAGCAAGAGAGACTTCTCACCCTTCTCGCCGCCCTTCCATTCGAGAAGTCGGCTTGAGCCATCGGGTGCCCAGGCGCGCACGACGGCGAAGAAGTGCGTTTGCTGGCAATCGACGGTGAGAAAGCGCAACGGCGTTGAGCCGCGCATCGTGTCGCGATACTCTCGGCGAGCCTCTTCGAGTCCTTCCTCGTCGCTCTCGAAGTCTTCCTCGAAGACGGGCTCGGCTCGCTCAGTGATAAAGCCTTGCCGGTGAATGATGCCCTCGCCTTCCCATTGCTCGGCGGGGTCATAGTTACTCGGGGTGATGTCGGCTTCAAAGGCTTCGAGGTTGTCTTCCCATGAAATAGCGAGGCGCTTTTGATAGAACTTTTTGAGCTCTTCCATGTCACCCTTGCGAGCGAGAGCCTTCGCGCGCACGTAAAGCTCGGCGAGGTAGCCCCACGACTTGCAAACGAGTTGATTCCAATGAAAGCCGACGTTGCCCTTCGGCGCCTGGGGATTCGTCGCGAAGTATTTGCCCGCACGATTCATCGCCTTTCGATTGAAGCGCGTGTCGTCGAATTCGTGAGAGCACCCCTTGCACTTGTATTTTGCGGTTGCTCGAATGACGTTGAAGTCATAGGTGCCGTCGGCTTGCTTTGCCTTGTCGCTCCATTCGACTTGCGACCATTCCCACGGGAAGAAGCCCTCGCACTCGGGGCACTTGTAATTCCATTCGCGCTTGTCGGTCGTCTCGTGCTTCTTGTCGGTGTCGTCGTCTTTCTCGCCGCCTTGCGAGTAGAACACGACGAGCGAGTTGAAGTCATAGGATGAGACGCGCCCCTCGGCTTCGGTCATGTGCCCCTCGGGCCATTGCCAAACTTCATCACCCCAGATTTCTTTTATTGTGTGGCCTTGAAGATTTTTCTTGTTGAAGGCGCCCTTGAAGAGAGCGGTCGCGCCATTCACGAAGCTCGCGAAGTCTTTCTTGATCTTCGTGCGGTAGGCGTCACCCTTCGGCATGAGCGCCTTGACGCTCTTGATTGCTTCGCAAAAGGGGCGGAATCGGTTCACCCAATAGTGCGAAGCGTCGTCATCTTTTTGATGCAAGACGAGCATCGGGCAAGGTGAGTTGACGAATTTCCACGCGATGCCGAGCTCGGCGAAAAGAGTCTTGCCCGATTGAATCGCGGCGAGAATCGAGATGAGCACGGTGCGCGGGTTCGCGATTTCTTCGAGCGGCTCGCGAAGCCACGGCGACTCACTCGACCGAAAGCGCCCGCTCTTCGGTGAGTGCGGAATCGTTTCGACGTGTTCCTCGCACCATTGCCACGGCGGGCGACGGTCGGGCGGGTGCCACGAGTCGCGCCATAGATGCTCAAGCACTTCTTTGTCGGTCATGCGTCGCCCTCTTCTTCGAGCCCCGCCGAATCGCCCGAGCTCATGACTTCGTTGAATTCGTCAACGACTTTCACAAGCTCTTCGTAAATGTCGGCGGCTTCCATTCCTTCGAGCTCGCTCGGCAATTCGTTTTCGAGCCGCTTGCGCAAGAGCGAATTCGCCGCCGCGCACTTCTTCGCCCAGGTTGCCCGCACGAGGGCGACGTCGATGAGCTCGCCGCGCTTCTCGGCGAGTTGCATCTCTTTCTCTCGACAAAAGAGCAAGAGCTTGCGCCGCTTGAGAATCGGCTCGGTCGGCAAGCCGTCTTCGGCTTCGGTGTCTTCGGGTTGAGCGGCGCCCTTGCCGCCGATGCGCCGTTGAAAGTCTTGCCACGCCGCGACGTCGTGCTCGCCGTTGCTCGCCGCTTGGGGCGCGCCCTCCATCTTTCGCCAGTCTTGAAGGGTGCGTCGAGTCACGCCGAGAATCTCGGCGAGCTCGGTGTAATTCTTGACGAAGGCGGGTGCGGTCGCGTCGTCGTCACCATCGCTTGCGGCTTGCAACGTGCGCCGCTCTTGTGCGGTGAGCGTCTTGCCCGACTTCACCTTGCGCACGATGTTCGCGAGGTCGGCGCGCAAGAGTCGCTCGGCGATGTCGGCGGTGATGGGTGACGACGGCTTCGAGGGTGCCGCCTTCTTCGCGGGTGCCCGCTTGCGTGCGGGCGCCTTCTTCTTCGGGGCGACTTTCTTCTTCGCCGTTGACGTCTTGCGCTTCGGTGATGGCATCTCACCTTGAGCGACGTTTTCAACTCACTTGGAAAAGCGTAAGCGGTCCCGAGCTCGCACCCGAGTATCAATTTCACCCCATTCGGAAATGGCGCGCCGACTTCGCGCACCTTGAGAGCATGACGATCATTGAGGTCGAGGGCGGAATATGGGTGAAGGGGCGGCACTCGCGCGGCTCGGGATTCGAGAAGGATTGCGAGAAGTATCTCGAAGCCGCCCTTCTCGGCTTCAAGGTCATTCGCCTCACCGAGAAGCAACTCAACGCCGAGACGCTCGACCGAATCGCGCGCCATTGCGAGCGCTACACGAAGAGCGACGACGAGCTTCTCGGGTTGCTCGAAGAGTGAGCACGAAAAAAGCCGAGTCCTTTCGAGCTCGGCTTCTTCGGTGCGGCGAGCGCGGGGCTCAAATCGGTTCGCCTTCGGTGACGCCTCGAAGCCCTTGAGCGGCTTCGCGAATCGTGCGCCCGTAGAGCGTCGAGGTTTGATCTTCGGCGACGTAGCCGTCGGCGAGGTAGATGAGCACGCGGTAAGATTCGCCGCGCATGAAGGGCGACTCATCGACGAAGACGGAATCGACGCGGGGGTCGGCTTCGAGCTTCGCGCGGGTTGTCGGGATTGCGCGGGGCAACTCGAGCTTCGGGGCGGGCGCCTCGCTCGGCGTGTTCCAGGCGTGATAGCCCTTGTCGATTTCTTGAAGCCACGAGCCGCCGCGCTCGGCGAGGCTCATGATTTTCTCGACGGCTTCGAGCTTCGTTGCGGGCGCCTTGAGGTCAAAGTCTTCGAGGAAGGCGACGAGCTCTTCGAGGTCTTGCGCGTTGAGGCGCTCGCGAATCGCTTCGAGCTTGCGGGTGAGATGGGTGCTTTTCGTTTTCATGGTGAGAGCAATTTATCGCAAGCCGCTTGTGATGCAACTCTTTTCTTCGATTCTTTTTTCGCATTGCAAGCCCCTTGTGAACGTGGGAAGTGTTTTTCAACATTTTCTCACAAAAACGCAACATGCTTGACGCGATTAGCCGGCAGGGAAGCCCCCCCTCCAAAAGATTCCTTACGTGCACCCACTCGGCGCCGCGCGCACGGTTGCGCGAGGCTTTTGCTTCTTCACCATAGCGAGGGGCAAGGGGAATGTATGAGCGAGCCGTATCAATTCCTTTACGTCGAAAGTGCAATCTTCACGCCATCCGTAGAGCATCGCTTGCTCACGGGCTTCGGCGGTGCGGTAAGTAGTATCAATGCGCACTTCATCGAGGGCGCGCCCAGCGTTGCTTTGAATTGACTTGATGACATCGTGCACCGTGTCGAAGTCGTGAACGATTCGAGTGCAAGTTACAAGCCCGCATTGTTCTAGTGCGAGGTTGATGTAATTCTCGGCGGGCTCGACGTAAAGCACGCGCTTCTTGCGAAAGTGCCGAAGCACTTGAAGAGCTAGCGCGCCCAGGTTGACGGCTTCTTGCCGAATGCGGTCACGGTCGCCGCCCTTGTCTCGATCTTGAAGCACGGTTTTCGCAAGCTCACCGCTCTTTTCGGCGATGGAAAGGGCAAGCGTTTCTAGGTCTTGCTCGCCCCATTTGTCGAGGTTAGCGTCGGCTTTATCCTTGAGGGTTTCGAGGTCGTTCATGGCAATCTCTTGATTTGTTCAAAAGTGATTTCGTCGCTTGCGATTCCTGGGTGCAATTTTTTTCGGTCGTAAGAGCCTCGCCCCTTCTTCTTTTTGTGCGGCACCGAAGGCGGGGTTAGGCGCTTGCGTTCTTTCACCTTCGGCGGCTTGATCTTGATGACGCGCTTGCGGCGGCGGCTCATGCTCTTTTTTAACTCTCTTTCGAGCGGTGCACTTATTGCCGCCGCCGCTTGTGCGTGCGTTAGAAGGCAGAAATCTTGTTCACCTTCGCGGGAGTCGTGCACGAGACTTCGGTGCCGTCGCTCGTCTCACGAGCCCGCACGACGTGGGAGCCGATGACGAGCTCGATGTCTTCGTCGGCACTCTCGCGAGCAACGTGAAGAGCGGCGCGATTCTCGTCGAGGCGCCCTTCGAGCTCGTCGGCGCCTTCTCTCGCCTCGACGAGAGCTTCACGGGCGGCGACGTGCGCGTCGTCGGCTTCCTTGATGAGAGCGGCGGCGCGCTCTTGAGCCTCGGCGAGAATGCGGTCGGCTTCGACGCGGGCTTCTTGCGTCGCGTCACGAGCCTCTTCGCGAGCCTGGGTTGCGGCGCTCACCTTCTCGGCGTGCTTCGCCTTTTCGGTTTCGGTCTTCACTAGGTCGCGAGCGACTTCGTGCACGACGGGGTTGTTGTTCGGGTCTTTCATCTTGAAGAGTGCTTTTTTTCGGTTCAGCCGCATAGAAGTCGAAAAGCCATTGTCGGCGAATTCGGCGAAGCACTTGCCTTCGGTTTCGCGTTGAGCGAGCAAGCCGAAGACGCCTCTCGTGTGATGAGCCATTTTCGCGAGCGGGAAAAGTCGAGGTTTCGAGAAATTAGTTTAGCCCAATCCTGCGACGCTTTTCTTCGATGAAGAAGTTTTCTTCGCGCGTCGTCGCCCCTTTGCGATAGAGCGCGAAAAGCAACTTTCGGCAAGTTGTGCCGGACGAAGACTGACTCGGCATGTCGCGCCAAGTGAGCCCTTTATACGGCTTGTTCCAATCTGGGCGCGACGCCTGTGTCCGTGCGATTTTTTTAGTGTTCTCGGCAAGATTTACTTCGATGGGTGCGATGGTATTTGTCATAGAATTTAAGATGCGCATTAAAATGCGCATTATTAAAGTAATTTCAATAATTTAATTACGTTAAGTTTTCGTGAGAGTAAAGTTTATGACATTCGAGGGCTTGGTGCCGACCTTCTTACGAAGAGCCCGCACGGGGGTCGAGAATCTTTTGCGGTCGGGACGGCGACGAGCAAAATGATAAAAACGGGTTCTTTATGGTGTCGGAAAAAGCGCGGAGTCGGGGTTTTGCTGATTGCGGGGCGTCTCGCCCCAGGTCGGCAAAACGGGCGCCCCCGTCTCGCAAGCCGTGAGTTTCAAGAGAAGGAAAAGAAGCCCGAAAATAAGAGAGATAAAAATGAGCCAGTCGAGCGGGCGACGGGGTTCGGGCGGTGAGGCAAAGAGCCCCTTGAATTCGGGCGTTGTTGAAAAGCTCATCGGTGCGCTTTGAGAAGTGCTTTCTCGACGAAACCGACGAAGTCGCCGTGCTTCTTGAGATAGGTTTCGGCGAGCATTTCGAGCGCTTGAAGCTCGGGCCCGCTCATCGGAATTTTTTGCTCGCCGAAGCGAAGCTCGGGCGCCTTCGGCTCGTCGCCGTCATTGCCTTCGTCATCGTCGCCTTCAAGGTCGGCGGTGAGCTTGTCGAGCTCGGCGGCATCGAAGCCCGTGAGCCCGAGAAGCTCTTCATCGAGGTCGCGAAGCTCTTCGAGCTCGACCTTGAGAAGAGCGGGGTCGAAGCCCGTCTCGGCGATTTTGTTGTCAAAGAGCACGAGCGCGCGCACTTGCCCCGCGTTAAGATGCGAAGCCCGCACGCACGGGAAGGCTTCCATGCCGACCGAGCGCCCCGCGATGCGCCGCCCGTGCCCCGCGATGATGACGTTGCCTTCATCGACGAGAAGCGGCACGGTGAAGCCGAATTCGCGAATCGCGCCCGCAAGCCTTGCCAGTTGCTCGGGCGGGTGCTTCTTCGAGTTGCCCTTGCGGTCGATGAGGTCGTCGTCGGCGAGTATCTCGATTTCATTGGTGACGAAAATGTCGCCGTTGTTGGTGAGTGCTTTCATTGCGAGAGCATTCCGTCAATCATCCCAAGCAAAGCGCCCATCGCGGCGAAGCAAATTGCGATTGTCATAAAAAATTCCGTCATGATTAAATCTTTATCGTTATCGGGTGCGCCTTTGCATTTAAGCGGCTCGACTTGCAATTCCGAGCGGCGCACCTCTTTGGGCAAAGTCAAAGAGCGAGCTCGGCGAGATGCTCGCGGAATTCGGCGGCGAGCTCGGGCGGCAACTTGTCTTTGAAGCGCTTCACGATTTCGGCCCATACTTTGACGGCGGGCATGAAGTCGGCGTGAAGCTCGAAGAGTTGCTCGACGGTCATTTCGTCGTAATTGCCCGCACGGTCGAGTTTGCCGTTGAGCACGACGATGCGGTTGATGTTCGTGCCGAAGTTCTCGGTGCCGCCGTCGTTCTCTTCCTCGACGGGCTTGAGGTCTTCGTCGGTCGCTAGTCGGTCGAGCTCGATGCTCTTCTTGAGGCGCTTGCGGTCGAGCTTCTCATCGGTCGCGAGCTTGAGCCATTGCTCGGGGTCGTCGGCTTTACTCTTCGCGGCTTCGGCGTGAAAGTCGAAGTGAAGTTGCTCGACGCGGTTGTCGTAAGTGATGCGCTGACAAGTCGCGGCGCGTCGCTTGAGGTCGCCCGCCGCGATGCCGGTTTCATCGGCAATCTCGCGAAGGTCTTTGCCCTTTGCGCCGATGAGAAAATTCGTGAGGTCGCCTTGAGCGAATGCGAGCGCCGTCTCGGTTTGCGCGCACTTCTTGATGAGGTCGATGATTGTCGAAGGTGGAAGTTTCTCGGGGTTCTCTCCCGTGAAAATGACGCCCTTCTTCGTGATTTCGACGCCTTGCCCCCATTCTTCAACTTTCGAAGGTAGCTCGACGGGTTTTGATTTTTCAATAGTTTCCATGCGTTAAAAAATCAAAGCCCCAAGCATAAAGCCGACGACAAAGGCGGTGATACTTACGACAAAAGCGCCAAGAGCGAGCTCTTGCTGGCGTCGGCGTTGCCGGTCGAATTCAAAGGCGCCTTGAATCGCAACGCGCGTTGCTCTCATTCGGCTCTCGTGTTCCTCGGGGCTCATGCTTTGGGGCTCGGTGTTTATGGGGTGATGGGGGGTTGTTGTTAGAGTCGCAATGATGCGCACCTAAATGCACGGCGCAACCGAAAATTTCAACCTTCTTCTTCGACGACGCGGTTGCGGCTTTTGCGATAGCTCGCCCGCGCCTGGGTGCTCTTCATCGAGCGCGAGGGCGGCAAGCCGAGCTTGTCGCAAAGCTCAACGCATCTCTTCGAGACTGCCGCGCGGGTTACGTTGAATTTTTTCGCGATGCTCGTTTCGGAAATCCCGAGATAACCGATGCCGGTGACGAGCGCGATGCACTCGACGGTGAGGCGGGCGTTTTTCGATTCGAGAAGCTCGACAATAACGCGACGCACTTGCCGGTTGACTTGTCGGTCGATAGCTTGCTTGAGTTCGGCTTTTTCCTTCTCGGGCTCATCGAAGTCGAAGTCAGGAATGAAGCCCTCGTCGGCGAGTCGGTCGGTGTCGAGCTCGGGGGCGCCGACGCCTTGCGCGTCGATATGAGGCGAAGCAACGCCGAGCTCTTCGGCTTGCTTTCTCTCTTCGGACGTCAAGCTCGCGAGCCAGTCATTAAATGCGGTCTTGTATTCTTCATCTAGCGCGGATCGTCGCGCATCGTAAGGGGCGGAATTTTCGGGGTCCATGCGCGATAGGGTGCGCACTTAAATGCACTTCGCAAGGTGAAAGTGTCAGGGTGACAAAAAGCCTTCGGCGCCAGGGTTGCTTGGCGGGGTATTGAGCCGAAGGGAAGAGCGCGTGAGCGACAACAATTAGAAAGGGCGTAAGCCCCCCTCGCTCTTCTCCTTCCCCTTGGAAGGGAAAGAAGAGCGAGGGGCTTGCTTTCGTATTTTGTCGCGAGCAAGCCCTTCGGCTCGAAGCCCCGCCGTGCAAGGGCTCGGGGAGAATTGAGAGGGGAAAATTTCGCGACAAAACAAAAAGACAAAAGTGCCATTTTCGAACCTCGTCTTGCGTAAGTCGTTGAGCCTTCGATACTGGCATAAATGACAAAAATGCCCGAGAGTTTTGTCTTGAGGGGCTCTTTTTTAGTAGTAAGTCGTTGAGCCTCAATTTATGCCGAGCTCAAGACAAAAATTACAAAACTCAATTTTGTCATTTTTGTCTCGTGCAAGTTTCTTGCAACAAAAGAGATTGTTGCGTAATTCCTGCAACGCGCGAAAAAGCCCCTCGACGCGAATCGAGGGGCTCTTCGAGGGCGCCGAGTCGCTATGCGGTCGCGGGCTCGACGAGCTCTTCGGTGAGCTCGGCACTCTCGTCGAGCACGAAGCTCGGCGTCGAGAAGAGATGAATCGAAGCGTCGGGCAATTTCGCGCGGCAATCGGCGAGCCATTTGATAGCCTTCGCCTTGTCACGGGTGCCGTGAGAGTGTGCGGCGAAGTCGCGGCGCATATCGTGCCCGAGCGCGATGCCCTCGGTGAGTGAAGCGATGAAGTAAACGGTTTTTTTCATGGTGTTCTTGATGTTGGAGTTGCGCGGGGCTCTCGCCCCGCTCGGTGATTATCGCTTCTCGATGATTTCGTCGGCGGTGTCTTCAAATCTCGCAATCAAGAGCCTTCTCTCTTGCGGCGTGATGCGCTCGACGATGAAGCCTTGAGCGTCTCGAAGAGAATCAACTTCGCTCTCGGCGAAGAGATATTTGTCGGTGACTTGTGCGTATTGGTCGGCGTGCTTTTCGGCGGCGGCGACGATTGCGGAATTGATGGCGAGTGTGATGTTGTTCGTTTGCATGTGAAGACTCTATCACAAAGGGCTTGCGGTGCAAGTGAAAAGGTAAAAAAAGTGCACTTTTTCGATTTTTTCCCAAGCGCAAAAAAGCCCCGCCGAAGCGGGGCTCTCGTCACGCTCGGGTTGATCTACATTGCGTGCTGGATAGCGCGAAGGGCGGCTTGCAAGTCTCTTGCCGCCTTCTTGAGTTGCTCGCGGTTTGCTTCGGTTTGATTAGCGAAGCGCTTGCCGCCTTCTTCGAGCTTCTGAGGTGCTGAATCAGATTGAAGGAAGGAAGAGGCGCAATCGGCTTGATGAAGGATGTTTAGAATTTGCTCGGTGTTCATGTTGTAAGATTATCACAAGGGGCTTGTCATGCAAGCTCTTTTTGCATAAAAATGCGCATTTTTTTCCCAGGCGCAAAAAAGCCCCACCGAAGCGGGGCTCTCGTCACGCCGTCGCGAGCGTGAGGTTGCGCTCGAAGCAAGCCTCGATGAGCGTGTCGCTCCACGGGGGCGGCTCGATGGGGTTGTTGATGTCGAGCCCTCGACGCTCGAAGAAGGCGTCGCACGCTCGGCGCACGATTGCGCAATTCTTGAGCTCTCTCTCTTCGGCTTCGAGCTCTCGTTGCTCGGTTTCGCTTCTCACGATGCCGTAGAAATGGGGCGAGTTTTTGCTCGGGCGAAACTTGCCCTTGTTGCCGTGTTCGTGTCGTGTCGTGTTCATGATTTGATTGCCCCTTCCTTGATGAGCTCTTCGCGAGCCTTCGCCGCCCGCTCGGCGACTTCGTTGAGGTAGCGTTGCACGCTTCGAGGGTGCTTCCCGATTTTGCGCGCGAGCGCGTCGGTCGCCTCGGGCCCGATGCGCGGGTCGCCGCCGTTCGCGTTGACGGCGTCGGCGATGTCGAGGCGTTGCGCATCGGTGAGCGAGCTCGGGCGCCCTTTCGGGTTGTTGGAGTCGTCGCCCCTCTTCGCCCCTCGGCGCCCGCGCGGCTTCTCGTCTTCTTCGCTCTCGGGCTTCGGGCATTGCACCCAGGCGATGCGGTCGGTCGAGTGCCGAATGTAAATTTGCGCGGTCGGCTGCCCGTCCATCGGCGCGCCGTCTTCGTCGGGCGTCATCGTCTTCATGCCCGCACGAAGTCGTCGCTTGCACGCGGTCAAAGTAAACGTCGGCGGCTCGCCCTCGGGCACTTCTACGCGGTCGAGCACCATGACTTCGCGAGCCCAATTTGTGAGCCCCGATGAGCCAAAGCCCGCATAGGCGAGGTCGGTTGCAGTTTGCCCCTTCTTGTCGGCGGCGGTCTTCGGTTTTGCCGTGTGATGAATGAGGGCGAAGATTGTGCCGGTGCGGTGCCCGATTGTGTTGAGCCCTTCGACGCAAAAGCGAGCGATGACTTCTTGCTTGCTGGCGTCGTCGCCGATGAAGTTGAGAAGCGGGTCAATCCAGCAAATGTCGGGGCGGTGAAGTTGCACGAAGCCCTCGACGGCGTGCAAAAATGCCTCGCCCGTGAGAGTCGTGATGCGACGAAAGAAGAGATTTTCGTTCGCCTTGCGGCGCTCGGCGGTCGAGAGCTTCGCGCCCTTGATGATTCCTTGAAGCCCTTCGGCGAGGTCGCCTTTGTCATTCTCGGCTTGAAGAATGAGTTGCCGAAGCGGCTTGATGGGCTCGATGCCGAAGGTGAGGTCGTTGCGTGCGATGCTCCACCCGAGCGAGAGTTGCGACGTGAGCGCCGACTTGCCGACGCCCGACGGCGCAACGATGACGAGCGAGCCATTCTTGCAAAGCCATCGTTGCCCGATGACGGTATTCGGATCATTTTCGACGTCATAGGCGAGAAGCTCGTCGAGCGTGTAGCCTTCGCCTTGCGTTTTCGCCTCGTTGAGCGCTTCCCATGCCTCGAAGTTTTGCGCGCCGACGTTGAGCTTGAGAAGCCGTTGCCGCCTGACTTCGTTGTTGACGGTGCGAAAGCCGTCGGGCGCGCGGCTCAGTCGGTTCGGGTTGTGATTTTGTTCGTCAACATCTGGAAAGAGCGAGTAAATCTTCTCGGCGCGCTCGCGATATTGCTCGGCGTCTTCGGCATCGACTCGCACCCAGGCGTGCAAACTCTTGTTGCCCGAGTCGATGATTGCCGTGATGGGCAAATCGCTCGCGAGCATCATGCCGAATTGCTTCTCTTTCGGAATCGTCTCGCCGTTCGCGTCGGTGTCGAATTCGACGAGAACGTGCCGAAAGGCGGTGACGTCTTCGTTGAGGTTGCGCTTCGAGAGCGGCTTCAACGGATTCATTCGCACGTAAAGCCCGAGCTTCGTGCTTTCGACTTTCGTGACGTCGCCTTTGCGCCTTACCCTTTCGAGCCATTTCTCACGCTCAAGCGTGACGCCGACGTCGGGCGCGATTGTCCCGTCGTCGAGCTCGCGCCCGCGAGAAAGGCAAACGCCTTCGCCTTCCTCGAAGGCGGCAAGCAAGAAGCTCTCGAAGCCGTCTTCTTCAATCGGTGCGGGCACCGTCATCGGCGTCGCTTCTTCGAGCGTCTTGACGGGCGCGACTTGCTCGGGCTTCGAGCCCGCAAAGGTGCCCCGCTTGAGCGTGTAGTCGCTCACGCGGCGCCCGCCGCCCCTGGGTGAAGCGCTCTTGCCTTTCGCTCGGGGCGCCTCACGCGGCGGTTGATTGTAAGCGCTCTCTATGCAAGTGCGCACTTCGCTCTCGGGCAAGCCGTCGCGCATCGCCTTCGAGCCGAGAAGCGCGAGTGCTTCTTCTTTGCTCTCGCCGATGTCGCGGAATTGCCCCGCCGCATTGAAGAGTGCGCGGTTGCGCCCACCCTCGGGCACGGGCCCGTCGAGATACTCTTGCACGCTCGGCGGCAAGGGTGCGTCGTCGGGGTTGAATTCGGTGCGCTTCGAGGCGCCGCTCTTGTATTTGAAGCCCATGTATCAGGAATTGGAAACGTCGCGCCGAATGCCGCGAAGGCGGTGATGACTTGCGAGCTCGCTCTCGTGAGGCGTATCGCGCCGATTCTTGCGAATGAGCACCCATGCGGCGACGATGAGCATGAGAAGCACGAGCACCCCACTCACGGCGAAGACGTTGAAGATGCTCTCGGCGGTGATGTTGGCTTCGGAATTCGGCCCGATCATTATTCTTCGATTGATATTGTCACCTTGAAGCGCCGAGACTGATTTGAGCCGTCGCCGCGAAGTTTCGTGAGTGCTAGTAAAAGAGGCTCGTTGAGGTAGCGAAGCGCGAGCGTGCCACTTATCGAGCCGCCGCGCTTGAGGTTCATTTCGAGGTTGCCGAGCGAGTCTTTCGGGCTCATGCCGACCTTTCGCCAGTTGCGCTCGACGGTCGCCTCGAAGGTGAGAGAGTTGTCGGGCGTCTCGACGACGGGGGTGAGCTCTTTCTCGGCGCTTGGCGCCTGGGTGAATGAGCGCCCCGATGCGTGAGCGGCGCGCCCGTCGGGGTCGGCTTCGCGTTGAGCTTTCTCGGCTTTCTCGCGTTCCATCGAGCGACGAATTCGCTCGGCGATAGCGTTGTTGCCCATGAGGTCATAAGAGCTCACCGCTCTCAATGGCTTCAATGATTATTTTGAGCTTTGCTTTTTCGGCGGTGATGAGGATTGCATTGCGGCGAAGCTCCCGCTCGATTTTGAGCCTTTCTTCGGCAAGTGAATTGGAATGCGCTTCTCGTTTTTCTACTTCTTGTTGAATGAGTATTTTTTCTGTATTCATGGCTTTTTTTTAGGGGTGAGTGTCAGGCGCGACGCTCGGCTTTCGAGCCGTGCCGCGTGTTGATGTGAGTGCACCGATGCAAGCAAACTGGCATGACTTCCCCTGCGATGGTCGGCACGATGGTCGTTGCGATGCGCTTGCCGGTCGGGTGATCTTGAATAATGGGCTCGGGTTCGGCGATGGGGAAAGCGTTGCGCCACGGTGAAGCGGCGCTCGACGTGCGAATTTTGCCCCTAGTCCTCATAGCGGCGAAGCCTTTCGCTCGAAGGGCTTTTTGAGTGCGGTTGAGTTTCTTCATGCGGTGAGAGAGTGCGCACTAAAATGCACGCTTCAAGAGTTTATTTCACTTTCTTCGGATTGCTCGGCAATTATCGCCTCGGCTTCTTCGGGGGTGCGGGCTTCCCGCAAGATTCGCTCGGCGAGCTCGCGGCTCTTCACGTCGCTCGGCTTTATTCCGATTTGCTTGAGCTTCACCATTTGAAGCGCCGTGATGGGGTTCGTATTCTCGAAGCGCTCATCTTTCCCCTTGAGCTTCTTGTCGATGAAGTCGCTCGCTTCCTCGAAGGTTGCGGCGCCTGGGTCGGGGTGCTTGAAGCGCTTCAAGATTCTCAGTTGCTTCGGCGTCGCGAGCCCCTTCTCGCGACGAGTGAAGAGCAAGTCGATGAGCTTCGAGGCTTGCCCGAAGGTCTTGATTGAGTCGGTGTTGAAGCCGTTCTTTTCTAAGCAAGCGAGTTGCTTCGCCGTCGGCTCGCCCTCTTCCCGCCGAGTCGTCGGTTGATATTCGGCGGTTCCCAAGTCACCCGACGAGATTGCGAAGTCGAGGGCATCGACGAGCCTCGGGTCTTTCTTCTTCGCCTCTTCGAGTTGCTTGCGAAGAGAATCTTCGCGGTCGGCTTCGGCTTCTTCCTCGCTCTTGAGAAGGTCGGCAAAGCCCGCGCCGCACTCTTCGCCCTCGCGAATCTTCTTGCGAATCTCGGCGGCTTCATCGGCGTCGCTAGCAACGAGACTTGCGGGCGTGATGAGTCGATGCGTCTCGTGAAGGTAAAGCGGATCGAGAAGCAACAAGTGATCTTTCTCGGGGTAAAGTCGGGTGCCCCGCCCGACTCGTTGAGAGAATAGCGAGAGCGACTTCGTCGGTGAGAGCGGGTAAATGCAATCGACGCGCGGGCAATCCCAACCAGTCGAGAGAAGTGCCGAATTGCAAACGACTTCGGCTTTCCCGCTCTCGAAAAGCGAAAGCGAGCTTCGGTCTTCGCCGTCAACGTGCACCGCCCGCACGCCCATCGCGCAAAGAATCTCAACGAAGCGTTTCGAGGTCTTTATGAGCGGCAAGAAGACGACGGTGCCCTTGCGGTTGTGTTCTCGAATCGTCTCGCGAAGAAGCTCGGCGGCTTTCACTAGGCAAGGCTCGATGACGGCATCGAGGTCGCTCGCCTTGTAGTCGCCGCCGCTTGATCGCACCGCGCTCAAGTCGATGTCGAGCGGCACGCCCTTAATCATGATTCGCGAGAGCCACCCCTCGCGAATGAGACGGTCGAGCCCGATGTCAACGGCGAGCGTCTCGTAATAGTCGCCGAGTTGCTTGCGGTCGGTGCGGTAGGGTGTCGCGGTGACGCCGAGCACCTTCGAGAATTCGCCGAAGTGCTCAAGAATGCGCTCACTCATCTTGCCGAGCGTGTTGCGGTGCGCTTCGTCAACGATGATTAGATTGAAATAGTCTTCGGGGTAGCGGTCGAGTCGCCTCCAAAGCGTTTGACTCGTCGCGACGACGACGCGGTCAACGCCGAGCATCGCGTGAGACTTCCCGCGCTCGACGCCCGCGACTTCGCCCGTGAATTTGAAGAATTTGTCGGCGTTTTGCTTGATGAGCTCTTCGGCGTCGGCGAGAAAAAGGCAATTTCCCTTCTCGCGCCGCATGAGCTCGCTCGCGATGATAGTCTTGCCCGCGCCAGTCGCCGCGCACGAGAGCACTCGTTGATTTTCCTCGAAAGCCTTGAGGCTATTGTCTATGAATTCGGTTTGATAGGGTCGCAACTTCATCCGGTATAAGTGACGACGACGGGCTTTTCGATGAGTTGAGCGAGCCGTCGATTGAGCGGCGAGCCCTCCATGAAGACGCCCGCCGTTGCCGCGTCGAATGTTGTGAGCATGATTGAGGGCACGCGAGAGCCGTCGGGGCGCACGTCGATGAATTCGCCGACGATTTCTATAATGCCAATCTCGAAGCCGAAGCTCGGTTGCTCTTGAAAGAGCTCGAAGAGGGCTCGCCCGACGATTTCTTCTTCACTCCATGCCGCCGGATCATTGCCCGATTGCATGGGGGTGCTCATTTCTCGAATTGAATACCGAGAGCTTCGCAAATCTTGAGAGCGGCGTCGCGCTCACTCTCTTCACTCGTCGCGTGAATCTTGCCGAAAGTTGCGACGTGAAGCGTTGTTACGGTGACGCCCTTCGCGGTAATTTCTTCGGCGGGCGTCGTCTCGATTCCGAGCTCGGCGCATCGAGTTTTGAAAGGTGACGGGCTCGGGGGCACGTCGATAAGTAAAGATTGAGTCATCGGTGCGGGTGTTGTAATTTGTCGAGGTTGCTCGGCGCCTGGGTGAGCGACGCCGCGAGCTTTCGCTCAACGGCGCCGCCGTGCACCCTAGACAACCGAAAAGGGGTGAGGGCGCGGTTGCCGACCTAAAAGGGCTCGGTCCCGTCTTTTTCCGCATTCGGGTTGATATAGTCGCCGACCTTGTTGCGCTTCTTTCCCTTGAATTCTTCAATGACGAGATGCGCCTCGACGCTCTTGCCTTCGAGGTCGCTCGCCTCGACTTCGACTTCCTTGCCCTCGACGATATTCTCGCCGCACGCGCGCCGAAACTGGTCGATTTTCCAGGCGGCAGATTCGGTAAAGACGAGGTAATCGAAGAGAATCGCCCCTTGGCCTTCTTCGATGTCGGGCCCGATGACTTCGAGCTTGAGCTCGATCATTTCCGAGCCTTTCGAGCTCGTTTTTTCTTCGGCGCCGATGACGGCTAGAAGGTAATTGCCGTCTTTGTGGCAATCTGTTCGTTTGCTTTGTTGTCCGCTTATGTAGCTAGGCATTTTTTTCGGTTGTTGGTTGTTGGTTGTTGTTTTGTAAGGTGAGCCGAAGAGTGCGCACTAAAATGCACGCTTCAACTCAAATTTTTTTCTTTTTCGGCGCCCGCATGAGGTAGGTCGAGGGGCGCCCCTTCGAGCGCCATCGCTTCGGCAATGGCTTCTCGACGGCTTTCATGATATTCTTGAATTGAAACGGGGTGAGAGGTCCGAGAGCATCGAAGAGCTTTTCGAGCGTGAGCTCTTGCCCCTTCGGCAATTTCTTCGTGTGCATCTTCGCGGCGGCGGGCGTGACGTGCCCGATGCCGAGCACGCGCGTCAATGCCCACCCATGCAACTCTTCACCCTCTTCGAGCTTCCACCTTGCGCGGTTTTGCGCGACGTTCTCGAAGCCTTTGAGTGCGTCGCACGCATCGAGGAAAGCCGAGAGTTTTGAGGGTGAGCCGAGAATCTCACCGATACCCTCGCGCACGTTGAGCCCGTTCGCGTATTCGAGCGCTCGTTGAGCGGCTTCGAGCCTGGGGGTGCACGTCTCATTGAGGGCGCACCATGAGCAATATTGATTCACGACGGGCTTGCGGTCGGGGTCGAGCACTTTCGCCCGAATGCCGAGCACGATGTTGCGCGCCTCATCATAAGTGAAGGCGTGCGTGACGACTTCTTGCGCGTCGCAAAAAAGCAAGTGC